CGAATGCGGCAACCGAAACGACACGCAAAGAAGCGTCGTTCTCGGCAGCGTCATCTGGCACGCTCACATCTGATGCCGCACTCACCTGGACGAACATCGCCGGGTCGCAAGACGCCACACACTTCACCGCATGGGACAACATCTCGGCAGGGAACTTCTTGTTCTCAGGAACCATCACCGCCAACGCCTACACCGCGGGCGACACGTTCACCATCGCATCAGGGTCACTCACCGTCTCGCTGACGATCGCCTCCTAGTAGGCACCCGTGGTCACACGGTTCTACCTCGACCAGTCGGAACTCGACGACGCTGACGTCGGGCTAGGCGGCCCATCACCAGCGTTCGTCCTCGACACCTCAACGCTTGACGGCAACGGTGTTCTGGACGGCACGACGTTCACGACCACTGGCACGGGTGCATCAAGCCTCGGTGGGTTGACTGCGTCGGCAACCGGGACGGTGACGCCAGTCGTGTCGGGTGTTGCTGCAGCTCCGCTGGGCGAGTTGGTTGCCGAGGTCAGCGATGTTGAGGTCACCGTTGATGGTGATGCTTCGGCTGCCTTGGGCGGGTCGATTGCCTCGGCGGTCGGTGTCGTCACAATCGTCGCATCGGCGTCTGCGGGGCTCGGAGAAGCGTCATCGAGTGCTACTGGCACTCTGACGGTGGTTGGTTCGGCGACGGCTGTTCTGGGTGGTGTGGATGCGTCTGCGGTGGGTGTGGCGTCGGAGATTGGTACGGCCTCTGCCGGGTTGGGTGGATTGACTGCGTCGGCGGTCGGGACGGTCACGCCTCAACCGCAACCGGAGCCTGAGCCCACTGGTGGTGGTCAGCCGTATCCGTATCGCAGGCCGAAGCCACGCAAGAAAGTTGAAGCAGTTGTCGTCGAAGTTGAGGAAGAGGTTGTCGTTGTACCTGCGGTGGTGGAGGCGTATTGCACTCCGATCTTCGTGGGCATGTCTGCGTCCGCTGGTGGTCGAATCACGTTCTCTGCCGAAGAAGATGACTTGCAAGTATTGTTGATGCTCTGAGGTGACGACATGATTAGCAGCGGTCAGGTTTCGGTTGGTACGGCGGCAACGGCGATTGACGCGACGGCGCAGATGCCGTTCAGGTTGATGATTCATAACGACGACAACACGGATTCGGTGTATCTTGGCGGTTCTGCTGTCACGACCAGCACTGGGATGGTTCTGAAAAAACTTGAACACGTTGACTTCGTCCTGTATCCGGGTGAAGTTCTGTATGCGGTGTCGACCAAATCAGGTCATTCAATCAGTTTCTTGAAGCAGCAGCAGTAATGCCGTACTTCATCACCGACTCTTCACCTGATTGTTCAGGTTGGGCAACCATCAAGGAAGACGGTGAAGTCATCGGTTGTCATGCCACCAAACAAGCTGCGATAGATCAGATGGTGGCTGTGTCGATTGCCGAGGACTTGGAACCTGGCGGAGAACGTAATGGTCTCTACGAGATGGAGGACCACGAAAATCACGAGGAAGAATCCGAGGAGGAATCCGGGCTACCTGACAACTATCGTCCGGCTTCATCAGCCGACGTCCCCGCGAATCACAACTGCGGCAACTGCGGCTACTACAAGAACTTCTATTGCAAGCGTTGGGATGCGTTGGTTTCACCCGCTTACTACTGCAACGCTTGGGAGGAAGTAGAAGGGTCACCGAATGACAATCCAGGCCAAACTGTTCAGACCGGCGACATCAGCGGTGAAGATGCCTACTACTACGACCCAGGCATCAACATCTACCGACAACTCTCGTTCGATGTTCCGGTCTACATTCGTTCGGCTGCCCGCAAAGGTTTGGACTATTACGGGCAAGGACTTGCTGGTGATGGTCTTGTGGCAAGAACTGTTCGTGAAGCCCGTGACATGGCTGCGGGAAGAATCAGCGAAGACAAAGTCATTCGTGCAAACGCTTGGGGAGCAAGACACCTGGTAGACCTTCAAGCTCCGAAGAACTCTGATCCAGACAATGACCAGTTTCCCGGACCTGGTGCAGTTGCGTTCTATCTGTGGGGCATCAACCCTCTGAATCCGAAACCTGCGATGGATTGGTTCGAGCGTCAAGCGGAACGTGTGAAGGCCGAACGAGCTGATGCACCCGCACCGAAGAAAGACCAAATCCAAGGCTCAAAGAAGAACCCTGAAGGTTCGGCGTCTGGGCCTGCCGGGTCAGGGACTATTGAGTTGGATGAGGCAACCGAAACAGGTTTGGCAAACAAGGTTGAAGAGCACAACGATTCTTTGGATGCTGGTGATCCGTCATGGAAGCGGGCGACCATCGGAATGTTGCGTGCCGTCTACCGTCGCGGATCGGGTGCGTACTCGACGTCTCATCGTCCTGGCATTAGCAGAGCAGCGTGGTCTATGGCAAGGGTCAACGCTTTCTTGGTACTCTTGAAGAGTGGCAGACCTGCGAATGCTTCATACATCACCGACAATGACCTTCTTCCAAAAGGTCATCCAAGAAGTTCGAGGAACCGATGACTGACAAAGTAGAGACACGCAGAGTTCAGTTCAGTGAGTTTGAGGTTCGTTCTACGACTGGTGATGACAGCGACTACATGTCGTTCCGTGGGTACGCGGCCGTGTTCAATTCTCCGTCGCAACCGTTGCCGTTCGTTGAGACTGTGATGCCAGGTGCATTCTCAAAGTCTTTGCGTTCACGCAACAACATTCGCATGTATCAGAACCATGACTCCAACATGCTGCTCGCCACCACCCGTGCAGGCACCCTTCGTTTGCAGGAAGATTCCAAAGGTCTTCTCGTGGATGCCGATTTGCCTCCAACGTCGATTGGTCGTGACTTGTCAATCTTGATGCAACGTGGCGATGTGGACTCGATGTCATTCGGTTTCTCCGTTCCTCGTGGCGGTGACAAGTATTCCGACGACGGCTCAACTCGTGAACTCAAAGAAGTTCGCCTCTATGAAGTTTCGGTCGTGACTGGGTTCCCTGCCTATGAGGCCACGACGGCGAGCGTGCGAAGCTTGGACATTCTGGCTGAACGGACCCAGGTTGATGCCGATCAGTTGGCTGCTGCCATCACGGTGCTTGAAGCCGGGTCGGAGTTGTCCGATGAGCAGGCTGGTTTGTTGACGGAAGTTGTGACCAAGTTGCGCAAGCAGCCTGAGCAGACTCCGGCTCGAATCGGCGTGTTGCAGAAACAACTTGACCTCCTGAAGACCATCGCCTAGTATTCTTCGCACAGTTGATGTGCGGAGCCGCTGCGACTGCCAGTTGAGGAGCCTCGCTGGGTGCGATACCAAATCCTTGCGTACTCAAAATCAACGTCCACGAAAGGACATTCACTCACATGAAGGAATACATCGACCGTCAAGTCGAGCAGCGTCAGCGTGCGTGGGAAGCAGCCAAGGCTCTTCTCGACACCGCAGCCGCAGAAAAGCGCGACCTGACCTCAGAAGAAGAAGCGTCGTACAAGAAGATGAACGACGAACTCAACGAGCGTGCTGCTCGCATCGAAGCCCTCAAGGCTGATGCCGAGCGGGAAGCCAAGATCGAAGCGGCAACCCGCGACATCGTTGGCCAAGTACGCCCAACCAGCAAGGCTGTGTCTGGTGACGCAGAGGTGCTCCGTTCGATGGCTCGTGGAGAGACTCGTTCGTTCACCTTTGAGCAGCGTGACGTCGTCAAGACTTCGACTGGTGCTCCAGTACCAACGTCGTTCTACGACCAGGTCATCCTCCAGGCTCGTCTCGTCGGCCCAATGCTCGACACCTCGACGGTGTTGCGCACGGCTGGTGGAGAGAACCTGCAGATTCCATCGCAGGCAGGTTGGTCAACGGCGGCAATCACCGGAGAAGGCACAGCCATCAACGAGTCCGATCCGACGTTCAACAGCTTCATCACCTTGAGCGCGTACAAGTACTCGTTCCTGATCCAGGTGAGCCGTGAGCTCATCGAGGACTCAGGTGTCGACATCTTGTCGTTCCTCGCAACTCAGACCGGCAACGCGCTTGGCTTCAAGGTCAACGCGGACCTCACCACTGGCGATGGCTCATCCAAGCCAAAGGGTGTTGTCGCTGCCGCAGGTTCGGGTGTGCTCGGAACCGTTGCAGGTGGACTCTTCACCGCAGACAACCTCATCGACCTGGCGTACAGCCTGGATGGTGCGGCACGTCGTCTCCCCGGCGTTGGCTGGATGATGAACACCGCTTCACTCGGCGCAGTCCGCAAGTTGAAGGACACCGCTGGTAATTACATCTTCAGCCCCGCGCTGGCAGATGGCAACGACCAGGTCCTCAGCTACCCGGTCTACGAGAACCCAGCAATGGCCTCGCAGGCTTCGGCAGCCAAGTCGGTGATCTTTGGACACCTCCCCAGCTACTACGTCCGTATGGCTGGCGGTCTCCGTTTGGATCGCAGCGACGACTACGCATTCAATGCGGACCTCGTCACGTTCCGTGCTTCGATGCGCGTGGACGGCAACCTGCCACAAACAAGCCACATCAAGTACTTCATCAACAACAGCTAATTCAGCCAAGTTGAAGAAGTCCCTTGATGGGGACTGAATAAAGAGTTCGGTGGGTCGGGGCGAAACACGCAGGGTCGCCTCGGCCCACCAACACTCTGAATACCAACCCTGCAACCTGCGTACACAAGGAGACTGCGTGAATGCGAATCATCATCAAGGGAGTCCCTCTGGACTTGGACGAGCCGACGGCGATCCTGCTCTTGCAGCGGGGCGTAGCGCACTTGCCAGAACAATCAGTCGTAGAACCCCGGATGCGGTCCGAGGACTCTGGTACTCAAACGCACCCTGGGCGGGAACGGGCTACGGGCAACAAACCCAGCAAGCCGTCCAAAGGCTCATCAAAGAAGGGCACGAAATCGCAATCCACGCGATCTACGGCCTCGAAGGCTCCACGTCGACGTGGAACGGAATCAAAATCTACCCGCGAGGGATGAGTCCGTACAGCGACGATGTGGTCGTCGCACATTGGATGGAATGGACACAAGCCACCAATCTGCCGAAATTGCTGTTCACGTTGTTTGATGTGTGGGTGTTGAAAGCCCCGAACCTGGAGAAGGTTCCGAACATCGCGTCGTGGGTGCCTGTCGATCATCAGCCTTGTCCACCGGAGGTGGCTGCTTGGTGTCAACGTCCGAATGTGATGCCGATTGCGATGAGCAAGTTCGGTGCTCGCATGTTGGAACAGTTAGGCATCAACAGTCTCTACGTTCCGCACGGTATCGAGTCGGTGTTCAAGCCGACGCCAAGTGTGAAGGACAACGGCGGGAGGGCAATCACCGGGCGAGAGATCATGGGGTTCGGCGAAGACCAGTTCGTGGTGATGATGACGGCCGCCAACAAAGGTGTCTATCCTCCACGCAAAGCGTTCGCCGAGAACTTCATGGCGTTCAGCATGTTCGCCCAAAAACACCCGGATGCTGTTCTGTACATGCATTCCGAGGAGATGGGTTCGGCTGGTGGCATCAACTTGAAGGACTTGGCTGAGATGTGCGGTATTGCGCCAGAACGCATCAAATACGCTGACGCCTACCTGTACCGCCTAGGACTGCCTCAGAACGCTATGGCAGCCCTCTACAGCGCAGCTGACGTGCTTCTGGCTGCCAGCATGGGTGAAGGGTTCGGCATCCCTGTGGTGGAAGCCCAGGCGTGCGGGACGCCCGTTATCGTCTCGAACTTCACGGCTCAGCCGGAGTTGGTCGGGGATGGTTGGATTGTGGAGGGTCAGCCGTTCTGGGATGCTGCTCAGAAGTCGTGGTTCTTGACTCCTTCGGTGCCGAGCATTCTGGATTCGTTGGAGCAGGCGTATGCGCGTGGTCGTGGCCGCTCGAAGAAGGCGGTGGACTTCGCGAAGCAGTATGAGGCTGATGCGGTGTATGAGTCGCATTGGAAGCCAGCGATGAAGGAGATTGCGGAGTGGTGCCGCTTGTCCCAGTCGTAGTCGTTCCGGTGCTCACTGAGCATCATCGTGTCGATGCCTTGTTGGATTCGTTCGATGGTCGCATCGGTGACCTGGTCGTGATTGACAACGGGAACAATGAGCATTGGGTGCCGCGTACCGATAAGGCCAAGCGTGTGTTTCACTATCGGATTCCACGCAATCTCGGTGTCGCTGCCTCATGGAATCTCGGCATCAAGGTGACGTGCTCGGCATCAGGTTGGCTGATTGTGAACCACGATGTGGTGTTCGGTACGAACGGTGTAGCAGACGTGTTCTTCCAAGCATCCCCAGCGAACATCGTTCTTTCAGGTAAGCCACCGTGGTCGTGCTTCTGGTTGGGTTCGCAGGTCGTGCGCAAGGTCGGCCTGTTTCATGAAGGGTTCCATCCGGCGTACTTCGAGGACAACGACTATGAGATTCGGGCGCAACGCAAAGGTGTGGACATCGTGCGGTCGTCGGCTGCCGTCTACCATCGGAACTCCAGCACCCTGCGTTCCAGCCCTCAGTTTCAGCAACGGAATCAGGCGACGTTCGATGCGAACCGTCGACTGTTCGAGGAGCGGATGCTTCAAGATTTGCCGTTGGATTGGGACTTGAATCGGCGTTTGGAGTTGGGGTGGGATTGAAACTTGTTGTTGTTTGTCCTGGCGGGGCGGTGACTGGTGGACCAGAGGCGTTGCATCAACTTGTGTACATGGCCAATCAGATTGAGGCAGGTTCGGCGGCAATCATGTATGTGCCGAATGTGCCTACTCCGTCGGCGTATCTGAAGTATGGGTGTCCGACGGTCACTTCTGTGTCTGCGGATCAGTTGGTGGTGTTGCCGGAGATTTGGCCTGAGATGGCTCGACAGTTTCCTGATAGTCGGTGTGCATTGTGGTGGTTGAGTGTGGACAATTTCGGATCGCATGGTCAGGTTGATTTGTCGGGTATTTCATTGCATCTGTGTCAATCGGAGTATGCGATGCGTCATGTGTCGTGGAAGGTTTCTGCTCCGAAGATGATGTTGACGGATTGGGTTGATTTGCGATGGTTGGATGTTCCGAGGTATGCGCGGGTGGTGGTGAATCCTGCGAAGGATGCCGGGTTGATGCGACCTTTCATGGCTCGACATTCTGAGGTTGAGTTCGTGGAGTTGGCTGGTTTGGATCGGGTGGGTGTCGCCAGATTGTTGTGGGGTTCGCAGATGTACATCGACTTTGGGCGTCATCCGGGTCGAGATAGACCGCCTCGTGAAGCTGCGTTGGCTGGGTGTGTGGTGTTGTCAGTGGAGTTGGGTTCGGCAAGGTTGTCTGATGACATGCCTTTGGATGACTGCTACAAGTTCAGTTCTTTGGATGAGTGTTCGGCTGCGTTGGAGATGGTGATGTCTGATTGGCGTACGCATCATGAGGCTCAGGCTGGTTATCGAAGCGTGGTTGCGAATCAACGTGATGTATTTCGTCGTGAGGTAGGTTTGCTACTTGACTTCTGTCTTGGGGATTGGTGTTGCCCGTCGTAAGAACTGGATTGAGTAGGATTGAACGAGTATGGCCAACGAGAACCTGTATGCGACCCGCGCTCAAATCAAGGCGGCTCTTCGTATCGGCACGGCCGACACGCTTGATGACACGCTGATTGACAACTGTGCCGGTGCGGCATCCCGTCTTATTGACGGGTATTGCAACCGCCAGTTCTGGGCTGCGACTACGGCTACGGCACGAGTGTTCCAAGCCAACACCGAGTTCGTGTGTGATGTGGACGACTTCTACACGACGACCGGGTTTGTGTTGAAGACGTCGTCGTTCGCTGACGGCAACTTCGATACAACGTGGGACACGACCGACTACCAGTTGGAACCGTTGAACGGAATCCTCGATGGCCTCACCTGGTCCTATGACAAGATTCGTGCAGTTGGCGACTACCTGTTCCCGACCGTGAACGCGAACTACGGTGAGCAAGCTCTCGTTCAGGTGACTGCGAAATGGGGTTGGGCTGCGATACCTGACCCGGTGACCCAAGCCTGCATCATCCAGGCGTCACGCATCTTCAAGCGTTATGACTCGCCGCTCGGTGTGGCAGGGTTTGGTGACTTGGGTGCTATCCGTGTTTCTCGATTCCTTGACCCTGACATGGCTCAGTTGGTTGAGCCGTATCGACGAATGCGGATGTTCGCCTGATGCCAGCAACACCATCCCAAGTCAAGGATGGTCTCAAGACCGCCATCGCAACCGTGTCCGGTTTGCGAGCCTTCGACTACCAGCCAGATCAGGTGAATCCTCCGTTCGCATGGCCGACGCTTGATGAGATTCGATTCCATCAGACAGGCATGTCAAGCGGTGGTGTGGTCATGGACTTCACCGTCACTATCGTCGTGACCCGCCAGTCGGAACGCACGGCTCAGGATGCGTTGGATCAGTACACGGCATGGGCGGGTGCTCAGTCGTTGCGTGCAGCCATCGAAGCCGACCGCACCCTGGGCGGTGTGTGTGATGACCTGATTGTGAACTCGGCTGGGAACTTCACGAACATTGACGCCAACGACACCCTGTATCTGACGATGGATTTCAAGGTCACGGTGTACGCTTAGAACATGGCGAAGTATCTGGTTTCTGGACCGTTCCCGGTCACTGGCGTTCAGCCGGGCGGCCATGTGGACGGAAGCGGCGTTGACAATGTAGAGTTGTTGATTGCAGCGGGCATCCTCACGCCAGTTGTAGAAGTTTCCAAGAAATCCTCAAAGGCCGATAAGGCAGGAGAATAACAGTCATGGCAAAGTTGGTCCTCAAAGATGCGAACATCGTGTTCAACGGCACGGACATCTCAGCGAACGTAGCGTCTTTGACGCTGTCCACCACGGCTGCCGAAGTTGCCACCACGGCATTCGGATCAACTGCGGTCACCCGCGTGTCGGGTCTCATCGACAACTCGGTGACGTTCAGCATCCACAACGACTACAACGCCATCGACGGAATCTTCTTCCCGCTCGTCGGCTCCACCGCAGTCACCTGCGTCGTGAAGCCAAACGGCACAGCTGCCGCATCGTCGGCGAACCCGTCGTACACCTTCTCGGTGCTCGTCACCGAGTGGACTCCAGTGAACGGTGCGGTCGGCGAACTTGCCACCGCGGACGTCACGTTCCCAATCTCTGGCGGAATCACCAAGGCTGTCGCCTAGTTCTAACAACTTCACCCTGCGGAGGTAGTACATGAAACTCGGTCTTCTCGTTCACGCGAACGACGGCAAACAACGACTCGCGGTCGTTCAATACGCAGACTTCTGCGCATTCGAGGAAGTCCACAACTGCTCGATGGCAAAGATTGAAGCAGAGATGAAGATACGCGACCTCGGCTGGTTGGCATGGCATTGCGAGAAACGCAACAAACTGCACAACCTGTCGTTCGAGGTGTGGCGTGAAGGCGTTGAGATGGTCAGCATGGGAGATTCGGAGGACAACAAGATCGTCCCTTTGGAGAGCAGTCAGCCCACTGGGTGATCGCCTATTTGGCGTGTGAGACGGGCATCGCCCCGTCAGTGTTGCTGACTGAATCCCCACGAATGTTGTACACGATGTTTGCGTATCTGCGTTGGAAAGCAGTCAAGCAGAACCCGAACACGCCCTACAATCAGTGACATGGCATCCAAACCAATCGGTCGTGCCGGTGACGTCCAGTTCGCCGCAGATGGTTTGTTCGAGTTCCTGCGTATCGCCGGACAAGCCGATGCCGAGTTCAACAAGAAGATGCGAATCGCAGCCGAGCAGGTCGCCCAGCACGTCGTAGATCGTGCGAAAGTCAACGCTCAAGGTCAACCCAAGCACGGTCAGAATCGTCCAGGTTCTTCAGGTATGTCCCAGGCTCAGGCCGTGGTGAACGGGTTGCGTGCTCGACGAGACCGCATCCCCACAATCAAACTTGACCACAAACGAGGGTTCGTTTCTGCGTCTCTTCCGAACCGCAAACGCAAGACCAAAGTGACGATGGGTGACGTGTTCTTTGGTGCCGAGTTCGGTGGCCGTCGCCGTCCGACGACCCAACAGTTCTTGCGTCATCGTGGCCGTCAGGGCTACTTCTTCTGGCAGGCAGTTCGAGACAGCAACAGCTTCATTGCCAAGGAATACAGTGACGCCATTGACCGGGTTCTCAAAGAGCTTGCGCAGGGTGCGACCTGACGCTACGCTGACCTGTAAGGAGCCCGCCATGTTCCCAGAAGTCAAGTTGGATAACGTCCGTGCCGTC